TCTTCTTTCAGATTTTGTAAAAGCCAAATCATCCTGTTTAGCCCTTTGATAAGATAGTTCCCAACCTTCTCCAAGACTTCTAGCTTGTCCTGTATCTCCTCCAGATGCTTTTTGACTATTCTTCGGCATTCCCAAAATAGTCAACATTTTTTCATATATGTCATCTGTTACAATTTTTGTTTCGCTATGTAACAATTGTTGAACTAAAAGTTTTACATCAGCAGGTTTATCTGGAGTTTGAGAATTTACTTCTACTGCTCCTAATTTGCTTAGTTGAACAAATTTATCTGGGTCTACTTCTTGATTTATAAAAACAATCAAACTTTGAACAAATTGGTCTATTGCATCTAAATCATCAGATTTAATCTTATTCAAAGCATTTAATTGTGTTATAACTAACTCTATATATCCTAACCTTGCTTGGTTTAATGGATATTCAATTATTCTTTGTCCTTTAATTAATAAAGGATATTTTTCATCTTCAATTACTTTTTCACCTAATGGAACTTCCTGATTTATAATCTCTACTCCTGATGTGATTCCATCTTTAAACTGAAACATATTGTCATCTGTATAAATTGTTATAATTCTGCTTTTGTTTAAATATGTTGCTCCATCTTCTGTAATTACATTGTCACTAAAATAACTGTAAAATCCTGAAAATAAAGGTTCTTTTTTAATTCCGTTTGAATAAACAACAAAAGTTCTTCTTGGGTCTGGAACTGAAATTTCAAAAGGCGCTTCATCTTCATCATCTTTTTTATCAATATCGCACCATCTATATGCTGTGCCACAAATATATTGCCATTCAGCAAGTTCATTGTCTAAACTAGATTTGTCTTCACTTTCCATGTATTTGTTCAACAATGAAATTTCTTTGCTTATTTCTTCAATGTTCTTTTCTCCTTTTTGCACATATTGAACAGGTTCTCCAAATTCGCTTGACTTTTTAAATTCGACTATTTCAAATGCATGGTTCTCTAAAACAATATTATTTATTTCTGGTCTGACTGATTTTGTTTTATATAAAATAGGTTGATGCCCTTTATAATACCTATACAAATAATCAATTTCTTGAGCATTTTTATCATGCTCTTTTAAAACCTGTGGCAATATTTTTAATATGTTTTTAGCTGTTAATTCTTTTTTTGTAAGAGATGAATAAATAATTGTTCTTCCAAACAATACTTTTTGCTCTCCCTCATAAGGAATAACAATTGAGCTTGCTTCAACAGGTCTTGTTGCTTCAGTTGTTTGAGTATTTTCTGTTGTTTCAACTTTATTTACTTCCTCTTCTACCAAATCTTTTGACATGTAATCTCCCCCATATAACGCAAAAAAATGAGCAAATAAATATGGTTTCCCATAAATTTTTGCTCATTTTTAAGCTATTTAATGGAGTTGAATTAGCAAGATACTGCATTCCCTCCACTACACAATATTTGTATCTTATTTTCCCCTTCGCTTAATAGCGAATACTCTCTCTTAATTTCACCGTAGCAGAAATCATTCAAGATGTCAACATATTTTTTCTTTTTTTCTTCTCATTTTTTCTGGATAATATTTAAACATTCTAGTTAAAAACTTCTTACAGTCTTCAACATATATAATAGGAATCCCTTCTCTGTTCTCTTGGACTCTTATTTTTTTCATATATTCTGTTCTAACATTGCTGTATCTATAAGAAATACATTTTTCATGAAATACACAATTATGACAGATATTACTCATATACCCAATAGCCTCCTATCTATTCCCCTTGGAATATTTGGTTTGCTTTTTCCTATAATTAATTCACTTGCACACATACAGATACTATCTGGAGCATCATCATGTTTATTTGGATAATCAAATGAATATGTAGTTAAATTTTTCATAAATCTACCATAATCACTATTTGGCTTAATTGTTTTTTTGTCTCGAAAAACTATTTTTGTAATTACATCATATCTCATGTCTTTTATACGATTTTCTTTTTTTACTGTACTGTACTTAGGAATAATTTCGCAACTATGTCCTTTTATTTTCAACTTGTCTTCTAAGACTTTTTTTAAACTTTCATCTGTGTTTTCTTCTACTACTAATTTTCTAATGTTGTATAGTATTATTAACCTCACTACATCATCGTAAAGTTCCCTAACAGCCTTTTTCTTGAATAGGCAATTATCTAATATGTATTTGTCCTTGCAAGGTCTTAAAATAGGCATTGCAAAATTGTCTTTACCTCTTCTTGTAGGGTCAATTACTGCCACACAATATTTTTCTGCATCCTCTGGAATCTGCATTATTGTTTGTAGATTATCCCAAGCAAATTCAAGTCCTGTTGGAGCAATTGGTTCTTGTTGATACACACAAGACCACAAAAATTCATCTGTTGTGTCTCTTAACTTTATTGCTTCTTCTGTAGTCATTACATCTTCACATGTACTTATATCATCTTCATCTAATAAAGGTATTCTTATAAATACTGCGCTTCCATCTACTGCTTCCCATACAAATTTAAACTTTTTACTTGGAACTACTTCTACTGTACTTTCAATGTCTCCTGTAACTCTGTTTAAAATATCTTCAGGAGACCACATCGTACCTGCAAAAATATATTTTGTACTTCTTCCAGTTCTTCTGTTATACCATTCAGTTTTCCAACTGTTGTAAATATTTTGATGAACTGTTGTATTTGTTGCCTCACTTGCACCTTTAGTCATATCATCAAATATTATTGCTTTACTTGCTCTAACTCCTGTAACAGACCCTTCTCTTGTTCTTGCTATATGTGAAGGTTGCACATCTGCTCCTTTACCCTTTAAAATCCAATCACTCTCTTTTTCTTTAGCAAATGGTTTATCTCCATATTTTTGAAAATCAGGAAATACATCTCTGTATCTCGGATTTTTTATAGTTCCCTGTACTGCTCTACTAAATCCTAAAACTAATTCTTCTGAATATGACATTCTTAATATACTATTAGTTGTACTCAAACCATACAGCCATGCCGAAAACATATTTAAAGTGTAAGATTTCCCATAAGATGGCGGATATGATGCTACTACATATTCTAATTTTTCATCAAAAGCGCTTTTATTAAGATAAAATACAAAAGGTTTTAATACATCTCTTCTAGTTCCTAATACCTTTTTAGGCATATCCCATTCTATATAATCCATGAAATGCTCTAATGACCTTCTTCCTGCGAAAGCATACGCATTTTGAAATAATCTATAATATTTGTTCAAATATTCTTCATCACATTCATCCATCCTTTTCTCTATCAATGGAATTAAATCAGTAATAGCATATCTACATGCATCTAATTGTATGTCTAATGCTTTTTTCTGGTCCTTCTCGCTGTCAAAATAATATAAAAGCAATTGATACAACTGATAACATGTTTCATAAATTGAATATTCATCTAAATCTTTTCTTTTTTTTAAAATCGATATGATTTCCTCTATTGTTTTTTGAATTTCTGTCAACATTTATCACCTTTTCATAAAAAAATAAGCAATATAAGATTTTCTCTTAATATTGCTCATTTTTAAGCTTTATAATAAACATTTTCTAAAAGTTTTAATTGTTTTTCGCTTAAGTTAGGTTTTATTAATTTTACTAATTGAAATTTAGGTAAATCTAAAGCAATTTCTATCTTTCTTGCTTTAACTATTGATATTTTGTCACCTTTAATCTCTGCATTCAAATGTGTTTTATGAATTGTTATAGAACTTCCACATTGTCTTTCTTGTTCTGTCATATTCCTTGCAAGTTCTGCAACTGTTATATTTCTTTTTTTTAATATTAGCTTTATATATCCTCCTATTGATAACATTTTTATCCCCTTTTTTCATGGTAGCGAGGATAGGAGTTGAACCTATTACCTACTGCTTATGAGACAGTCGAGCTTCCGTTGCTCTACACTCGCTATGTTTGGCACAGTTTTGTTCCTGTGCCTAGCACGAAAGGATAATATTTGAAAAAATAAAGAAAGTTTATAGTAGTGCCTTGTAGACACTATGTAAGACACCCATGTAGGAATTAAATATCCTACATACTATCTACAATTATTTTGCTCTCCCACCTGATATAAAAACAGAGCATATTGTCATATACAAAAAGCATAGTGCTATTGATTGAGTAAAAGTCAAATGCCAATTTATTTGAAAAGCTGTTGTAAACAAATTAATTGCTATCCAAACAAAAAAACTATTATATAAAACATTGAAAATCATTCTCCATAATATTATTCCTATTTTATTCCAACCACTTTGATTTTTTTCTTCCATAATTCAACTCCATTATCAACTCAAACAAAAAGAGCTATGAAAAAGTCCTTCTTGACTTTTTACACAGCTCATTTTAAAGCTCTAATTTAATTGTCCTTTATATATCACTTAAATTTTTATTTGTCAATACCCAATTTTTTTGAACAAACCATTCTAATTATTCAATAACTCCTGCAATACATTTGTCAAACATATACATTTCTATACTAGTTATCTTCTTTTCATCATTCTCAGTATAACCATATTTAACAACTGTTCTATATCCTATTCCTTTATACTCAATTAATCCTGATTGTTCATACCAACCAATATTAAATATAGGTTCTCTAAAACTTTCAACTCTGTTTATATCAATAGAAAGCATAACACTATATAATGTTACTAAAATAATAATTATAGATAATGCTAT